CTAAATGACTTTTTTCATGCTTCCGAACCCTTGGGGGCGTCCTGGGGGCAATGCCGTCGGCATTTGCTTGTTCAGCATGTTGACCTGATCCTGATTCATATCGCTAATCCACTTCGAATAAACCTGATACACCATACGCGCGTCCTCGTGTCCCATCTGACTAGCAATAAAAGAAGGGTTGGCACCGGCCATCAGCGTCCAGCATGCGAAAGTATGGCGCGTCTGATAGGCGTTTCTCTTACGGATACCGGAAAGTTTAGTACCGCGCTTCCAGCCGTAGGAGATTGAGTTTTTCGAAAGATGATTATTCTTTGATCCTGAGTTTTCACCAGGTATGAAAACAAAGCGTAAATTCTGCCGCTCAGTCTTACCGAGCTCACGATGATGAAACACGATCTCCTGCTTCTGACCGCCGCCCGTAATTTCATATTGCTCCAGCAGGGCCTCATGGGCAGGCTTCAGCAATGTGATAGTTCTTATGCCTGCATCCGTTTTAGGCGGCACAAATACCCGTTTGTTCGTCAGGCTTCTCGATACGTGGATTTCACCTTTTTTCAGGTCGATATCTTCCCATGCGAGTGCACAGATTTCGCCAGGCCTTAATCCCGTATGTACCGCAACAATGATGATCAAAGCTTGCCTGCGGGGGAGGGCGGCGATTAGGGCCTGATACTCATGAAGTAAAAGCGGATCCGGATCTGGTTTAGACAACTTGAGCCTCGATACACCCTCATGAGGAGCATGTAATATAAACTGACTTCGCTGCGCGAGCTTCAGCATTTCTGATAAAACAGCCATCTGTTTATTGACCGTTGAGGGGGCGCGACCCTGCTTTGCCGTATTCGGTATTGTAGGGTTGATAACTGACCCGGTTAGCAGTTCTTTTCGGTAGTTCAAAATGTCAGCATGCTGAATATCATCAAGACGAGTATTTTCTCCCACAACACGTTGCAACGTATTTACTGCTGAGGTAATTGATTGCAAATTTCATTAAGCATCCCGAACTAACTGATTTATCTTAGGGTAGTTGTACCAAAGCAGACCTTTTGAATTATCAGTCTCGCCGAGGGCAGTCAGACGTTTGAAGTGGACGCCCTCCACCCAAAGCTTCAGACGATAATTTTTTATTTGTCCTTCATTCAGGCCTGTTTTTTCACTTAGCCTGGCCTCAACAACCCATTCAGAATCGAAAATTACCTGTGCCATTTTTCACCTCAGGTAACCGGCATCAGTATAAAGATGCCGGGGGAATGTTAGTGATATTTCAATATCAGGCGATCTGCCCGGGTAAGGATCGCAAGCGACGCATGCCGGTCATCGCGGTGGCCACGTAGCCCGCCTTTCGGTTCACCACCTCCACCCAGACCTTCACGCCTTCTACTCTCACCGTATACGTCTCTTTCATTTTGCTGCGACCGTAATCGCCGTAACGTTCTGCATGGGTCGCCAGGGCGATAGCACATGCCCGGCGCGCCAGAGGGGACTGCTGATTGCCGCGGTTAATCAGTTGCATAGTCATTTCCTAGCACTTCAGGTAGCATGCCGGCACGGCAGGCATTGAGCCGCTGTATTTCTTCCCGAATCACCGCAATGCAGTCTCTCGAGTCCATTAAGTAGTCTTCGCCGTGGAGTCGCTCCTGCTCTTTTTCTATCGCCTCGCCGCGATAAAAGCGTTAGCGACAGACTCGAGTACTGGCTGCGAAAATTGTGATGCTGAAAGCGCTGACATTGCGATTTCAGCCAGGCATTTATCCATCTGCGCCAACTTGCTATCCTGGAAACTTGCAACCATAGCGAGGCGCATTTTTGTGCGTGCGATTAACTCTTCGTTTGTGAATTTGCTCATCTCGTTACCGGGAGGGCGTACCCTCCCGCCTCCCTTAGGCCACGTATTCCGGTTTCATATCTGCCAGGGTGATGCTGAACTGATCGTGCAGTTCGTCGCCCAGGTGACGTTTTGCCGACGCCAGCACGCGTTCGGCTTCCTCGAAGCGCTCGGCACCACCCGGTTCGACGGGCTGTGGCAGGGAGTTGATCGCCGCCTCAACCTTGTTGCGCGCATCCACCAGGTAATAGCGTTTCACCGCTTTGTTTTTGAGCTCTGTGTACAGGGCTGTACCCAGCGTCACCTTTGCGGTTTCGATGTCAGCGCGGAGTGCTTTGGCACTATCCACATCCTCAGCAGCCTCGATGCGATCGCGGAACTCATGGGCCATAGAATCGATGTTTGTGGCAGACTCCTGTGCACTGAGTGTGTTTGTTACGCTGTCACCTTTGATATCAGCCAGGCTCACGCGCTGGGGCCGGGTTAATTTCCCTCTCGGTGCGCTGCTCAACTTCATCCGGGGTATACACACCCAGAACAACTGCAGGGCAATACATTCGCGCCCAGTATTTGAGGGCCAGATATGCAATCTGCTGCTTAGGATTCGAAATCCACAGGGGAGAATTACGCGTAATCACGCTGGACAGGAATACCGGTTCGCCCCAGGTGATCTCACTCTCACCGCGAATGACTGCCCCCACACGAACAGATAGGCCTTAATCGTCAGTACTGGTCCAGCCGCGTACTATTTCTTTTTTGTCGTACGTACCACCGCCTTTCGCTGGCTTCTTAACGATCTCCTCGCGGCTGCTTGCGCATTTCGACCAGTCACCTTCGTACTCATAGTGAAAACGGCCAACAATGGCGTTGGAGCTGGAGATCACCGCGTTCACCAGCTGCGCTTCGTAACCGAGCACACCGTTGACCAGGTGCGTTTTCTGCGCCACGGCGTAAGGGTTCATGCCCCACTGCATAGCCTGCATGACGATCGCCATGCAGTCGGCAGGATTGCCGCGAAGATGCTCAGGAACGGTGACGGCAGACTGCGCCATTAACCCGGCGAACGCCTGTAGTTGCCCCAGCGCCTGCACGTTAAAAATGGAGTTAGTTGCAGAGATAGTGTTTGGAGCCTGCTGCTCTGCGGTTACGATATTTGTGTTTTCCATCGTCATTCCCCTTATGCCTGAGTGCGCAGCGCTTCAAGGCGGCGCAGGTCGAAGTCGTTCAGTTCGTCGGTGTAGTCTTCGGTGATCGGCGCTGGCCACACGCCAGTGTCGAAAGCGTTAGCGATGCGGTTCATCGTCTGGCGATACTCGAGCATGCCCAGCTCAATCAGTTCTTCGCTGGCCTCAACGATGGCGATCCAGTGATAACCCTCGTCTTTGTTAACGAAAATCCAGAAGAACTGATCCAGCGCCGCGGTGTTCATATACATGGCCGCGCTGAGGTGATAATCGCGGTCGATGATTTCGCGGTGCAGACGGGCCCGCAGGCCGGACTGCTTCACATTCCACATGCTGATGGTTTTCAGGTCGGCACCGATGCGTACGGCGTCGATGTCGATTTCCAGATCCGGACGCACGCGGATTTCCAGCCCGGTCTCCTCATCGATACCGAAATAGCTTGTCTCAACAGCGCGATCAGAGTGCAGCAGCAGCTTCCCGGCGGTCGGGTGCTCGTGTAGTGCTTTCTGAATGGCCAGCGCCGTTTGCATCTGTTGCTGGGTAACCAAAATTTTGTCGCCCGGGTTCTCGCGCCACGCATCCAGCAGTTCGTCAGCAAATACCGCATCCGGCTTAACGGACTTCACTGCCTGGATCATTTCCGCTTTGGTGCCGGACACTTTCAGCGGTGCCGGTTTTTGGGCTTTCTGCGCCACCAGGTCAGGATTGATGATCGCCAACTGCTCGAGGAGCGCATCTCGGCTGCCGCTGGTTTTCACCGGCGAAGGCAGGGTAGCGTTGTACTCTTTGATACAGGCCTTCATGGCCGTCGCTGTCTGTCTCTTAACGACTTCAACACGCTGGTACTCTTCCGGTAGCGACATGTAACTCTGCGCGGTTTCTTCCATGCATGCACCCAGCGGCACCGGCACCGGCAGGGTGGCGTTGTGCTCTTCCAGCAGAGCTTTGATATCGTCTGCGCTCAGCAGCGCGGGCAGGGTAGCGTTGTAATCCTCGATAAAGGCGCGCAGGGTCGCCGCGGTGGTAAATGCCCCCTCCGGGACCACCGGCTCCACACTGAACTCCTCATGGAGGTTTTCCGGCTGCAGCGCCAGCGCATGCACCAGGTTACCCATATCCAGCACTTTGGAACCTTCACGCGGAATGGTCTCGGCTACGTGGCGCGCGTTGAAATACATCAGGCTGACACGAGCATCTTTCACTTGGGTTCTGCTGATCCCATTGGCTGCGTGATAGACGTTATTCGGCAAGCCCTCATAGCGGCCCGGTTCGAAATACGCTGGATATTCGGCTACTGGTTCGGCCTGATGTCCTTCTGGCTCATTCTGTGCCGATTCTGGCTCGTTCCGGTTTACAGAATTGTTGTTATGGATGACAGAATCCGGTTTCTGGTTTACATCGGCCTGTTCCTGATTTGTCAGCTCTGGCACTGCGGCGGCCAGAACCTCTGCCGGGTTCAGGGCATCTGCTTGCGGATCAACTGCATCAGCGCTTTCGCCTAGTATAGTGATACCACATCAGTAACTTCGACTTTCTCTGGCTGAGCCTCTTCCATCTGCACATTGCTGGTGGTCTCCGTTACTGTTTCCGTTTTTTCGACTTCATTTGAGGTGTTATTCATGACCGGGTTAGTATTTCCACCCATCAGGCCATCGATGGAGAACATGCCGCCTCCGAGGTTGGCCACCTGCGGTTGGCTGGCCATTCCGTTCTGGTGGTGACCATCCCTGATCTGATGCTCCGCGTTCGCGAGTGCTACGACGAGGGTCAATCCGAATCGTCACTGCTGAACGACCTGTGCAACGTCGATCTCCTGGTGCTTGACGAAGTTGGCATCCAGCGTGGCTCTAGCGGCGAGAAGGTCATCATCAACCAGGTAATCGACCGCCGACTCTCCTCGATGCGCCCGGTCGGCATCCTGACCAACCTGAATCATGGCGAACTGGTGGCCACTCTGGGCGCGCGCGTCATGGATCGTCTTCAGATGGACGGTGGTATCTGGGTCAATTTCGACTGGGAAAGCTACCGCAAGAACGTGTCGCACCTACGTCCGGTTAAATAATTTCTAAGGGAAAAACTATGGAAACCGTAATCCAGGCACTGGAAAAAATGGGCCGGGCGACATACCGCGAAGTGGCAGCCCGTCTGGATATTGAGCCTGTCGAAGCACTGAACATGCTACGCGAACAACGCGATCAGGGTCTTTGTGATTTCTCCGATGGCGGCTGGTTCCTTGGTTCCGCAAGGGATGCGAAACGTGTTGCTTGCGTGTCACCGGCAAAGCCTACACTGCATGGCGAAGCGCCAGAGCCCGTAGACCCGGCGGTGATTAAGCAACTCCTGGCGAAGAACGGCGCCATGGATACCGTATCGCTGGCAGCAGCGGTGAACCGCAACGGTCGCGGCATGACCTCAGCAATGCGCGCGCTGGAGCGCCAGGGCATCGTGGTGAAGAACGGGCAGGGCAAAGGTGTCACCTGGTCACTGCCAGCTACAACAACGGAAACCGCTGAAGAACCAGCTGCGCCAGCAGAAATTGCATTACCTGAAGTGGTCGAGACGGTTCAACCGAAGGACGTTGTGCAGATTGTCAGCGAGATCCCCTCGTTCACCGAAGGGCGCGACGTATCCGTGACCATTCCGACGGTCCGGGTTATCTCCCGCGAAATTCGCCGCGCGAAGAGCAAGCTGGCGAACCTGGAGAGATTGCGCGACGCCGTACGCGTTGTTGGCCGCCATAAGCACCTCGTTCAGCAGCTGGTAAACGCGGAGGTCGAAAATGGCAAGGCCTAAGACCCATCAGGAACGCGCGCTGTTTATCGCCTGGATCATTGAGATGGTGAAAAAGTATGGCCACGCTACGACCAAAGACATCGTGGAGATGTTCGGGCTGCATCGCACCACCGCCGAGAAGTACATCCGGGCTGCCATAAAACAGGACTCACTAATCCGCCACGGACGGTGTGGCATCTTCCGCGACGAACGCGCAGTTATCGACTTTGACCTGGAACGCTATACGCATCGGGGAGCATCAAAATGAACGATTCACTGAACAACAAAGAGCTGGTGGCCGGTAGTCATCAGTTTGCGAAGGCGATGAGCAGCGACTCGCCGATCATCGATATGGCGAAGATTGTTTCCCGACTGGCCGAACGGCTGGATTACACCACCGCGGCTCTGCGCGAAATGACAAAGCAGCGCGATGCGCTGGCTGCGGAGAATACGACGCTGAAAACGGCATTTAATCCCGACGAAATTCCGGATGATGCTGTCAACGCATTTGCAGATACCGCCATCATGGATAGTGACTGGGATGAATCTGGGAGCTGGTCATATGTTGAGAATGACACCGATGTTATTCGTGCTGTTTTGGATGCTCTAAAACCGGAAACCCCGGCCACCGACGCCTCCCTGGCTGAAGTGCGGGCCCAAGCGATTATGAATGCACTGGAATCGCTAGATGGCGTGTTCGATACGGACTGTGTAATGGAAGCCAACGGCATCAGTTATGAAGATGCAGAGCAGCGAACCGCTGGCGCACTTGCTGTTAACAAAGCCCTAGCAAACGTAGCCTTTGAACTTCGCAAAGGAGCATCAGCATGAGCAGCTTGCTACTTCTCAAATGCACTAAAGACACCGAAGGTTGGTGGACTGAGGGCGAAAGGTACCCGGCCCGTGTAGTTACCGGCGGTTTCGTTTTGCTGGGTGATGATGACGAATTAGATGGCGAGGGATGGAGTGCCGGGCCAATTGAACATAGTCAGGATGGTTCGATCCTTTATCAGATTGGTGGATTGGACGGTGAGGTTTTGTTTGAGGAGGCAGCCCAATGACCAACAAACAGGCGCTGCGTGAAGAGTTGTCGAACCCGGCAATCGGCACCAAAGACCATTTGCGAAAAATTGCGCTGGCTCTGTTGGATGAGCTGGAGGCCAAAGACAAAGCATGGTCCGCACAGGACAACCATATCAACCAGCAGGCTGACCGAATTGAATCGCTGGAGAAGAAGAATGGCGAGCTTGGCATAGCGCTTGGAGCGGCAGAGGAGCGCATAGCAGAGCTGGAGTCGCGGGAAGTGACGCCGGAAGTAGGGGTTATGAATATAGGGAAACCTTACTGCGAAGATAGGCTGGCTACTTGGACAGTAGCTGGAAAATCACTTCCTCCAGGCATCTACTATCTGGAAGCGGTCCGGAGTGGCAGCATTGGTGCGGAGGACTAACCCATGACATTAACCAAAGAGCAGTTAATCGCCATAGCACATTCCCGCATCGAATTTGCGAAGATGATGCTATCCGTTAACCCAGAGCCCCTCAAGGAGCGCACATGGGCAATTGAGAAAAGCCTATCCGAGATTAGATTTTTTTAATCCCACGGCCCAATCAAAACGTGATACGCTTACAAAACAATAAAATGGAAGAATGTGAGCTCTGTAAAAATAGGCATCATTTTAATTGATGGGTTATGAAAATTCACAACTACGGAGCGGTATAAATGAAATCCTTTGAAAAGCTAGCACTCGGATTGCTTTTTATTACGTCCTCTTCACTTGCATCCAGTGCGACCAGTGGGCTTGTATACAAATCAAACAATGAAACCTTCGTTTTGACAAAGGAATGTGTTTCAGAAGTGAGATTTTACGATGGGGTTTTCGATTCTAAAGTTTTCTACTCAACGAGTATAAGATTAAAAAACACTAAGGACTGTGCCCAAAAGCTAAACGCCATAGTAAAAAATAACGTAGGGGGGCGCTTGCGAACATATTTTAACTCTAAGCTATTAATGGACAGTTACATCGCTAGCGCACTATCTACGGAAAAGGGTTTCAAAATGCCTGTGGAAAATGAACAAATAGGAAAGGATATCGTTCTTTATTACAACAAGAGCAATTAAAACTACCAATTTAAAAATCATGGCCACCGCTTAATGTTATGGCCATGATTTTCACTTCTCATTAGCGTTTAGGAAAATCCAAAGTTACCGTCACAGGAACAGAGTGAGATCTGACCCTTGCATAAGAGTTCCCGGCTCCTGTTGCTGTTAACGAAAATGACCCCGGCCCCATGGTTCTGATGGTTTTAATCTGGTTATACTCAGGATATTTAACCTCAACATCGAATGATGATTCTGTGTTAGATGAAGGACTGAAATTGATAGTTGAAGGTTGTGGATGCTGTAAACTCCCATTGAAACCTTCTAGTTCAACCCATTCACTCCAAGCTCCCGGAACTGCAATTACACGGCGGGATTCAAATGGGCCATTGTAGGAAGTTCGGGGCTGACAAAAAACACCGCCTCCAGCTTTGTTAGAGCGAATCTTTTTCATTGTCTCATTGATACGAGCCTCTTTCCCGTTATGAAACTGTGCAAATTTAATTCGATAAATACTATTAGCTAGAGTCTTATCCCCTTTTTTAAGAGCATCTGTAAGCTTTTTATAATCTTGGTCTTGAGTAATATAAGGGCAGTTCTTTTTGCCACAGACAACACAGATATTATTTTCCAGTGCATCTTTGATTTCCTGTGGGAGTTTATCAGGAATTGAATTTGCGTTAATTTTCAAACTATCCCATTCCCATGTTCCTGTCATCATGTTCCATGACAAGCCTGGCTCAGGCGGAACACCTTCATTACAGTTAAAGACATCGTAATTGACGTTGAGGTTATGATCTTTAGGCATAGAAATTCCTTTTAATTAATTTCGATTATTTCTCTGATACTTGATATTTCAAGTGCTGATGAGGGAAAGTCCGTCTGTCCCTATATTTCATGGTTATAGTTTGCATGACATGCAGGCAGAAACACTGCAATGGCGGTCAAGAAAGATAACCTTGGTTTTATTCATGAAACTTCCTTGTCGTAAGTCAATGCCTGCTGCTCATCCTTAAACCACAGGCATCCTGATCCGGTTAATCCCTTAACACATCAGCGCTTAGGTACTTAAATGACTGTATATTTGTACAGTCAATTAATCGTACATCGCTGATTTTTTGTTGTCAATAACAAGAATCATTATCAATTAGGGTAGGCGTGAACACTTTACACCCTATATGAGAGGGTAGAAATGAGCTTGTTAGGTTTGGCGTATGAGCAACCTGACGACTATGGGACGCAGAGAGATCGGCATATTAATGGTCGCAACCGGGGTGGCCTGCTTTGTGTCAGAGTCGATTAAGGAATAGACACAGCGAAGCAACAAAATACCAACCTGACAAATAGTGTCACTCCCGTTAATTATATTTAGCCGCCGAGGCGGCGCTGACTCGAGACGCCTGAGGTTTTCTTATTAGTCATTAACCCCGGAGTTTTGGGCTGTTTTAAGTGTTAAAAATAACGGTCATTATTTACACGGAAGTAGCAAAAAAAATTATCCAAATCAGTTGGATAAATGAACTTGTGCAATCATGCCCTTCGCGTGCATACTAAAGCCAAACGGATAATCACTGTTTATACATACAGTGTTTTGTTCTATGGTTTAATGAATGCGGTTTGAATTTGTATTTCTTCCGGCAAACAAATTTGTAAATTTGGGGCCTCTGGTATTTTGGTCTATCAACGGAATTTATCCCAGCCGGGAGAAGGTATTTGAAGATAGCAAGGTGAGGAGGGGAAATGAGCATTGAGGTCGCCGAAGCGATAGATATCGTCACGGAGGGCGGTAAATTCGTTATCACATGCGAGGATGGACGAATTACTGGCCTTGAACGTGTAAGGGACAATCAGTACGTTCTTTCTCTCACTGAGTTACTCGATCTTTTGCGTGAAGCTGGCTTCCGCATTGACGGGCAAGATAGCCTACTGCCATAATCCTCACGTCGTCTGAACAACGACTCGGAGCAGCAAAGCGCCACGGAGACAATTCCCATGGCGCAGTTACAACTAATCAAGCAGTCCTCAGGAATCCTGATCCCCGCAACGCCGGAGACCAGAGAATTACTGCAATCAAAAATCAAGCTTGGCGCCGTACTGATTGCCGAATTCAAACAGGTCCGTAACGCCGCTTTTCACCGTCGCTTCTTCGCACTGCTGAATCTGGGCTTCGAATACAGGGAGCCAACCGGCGGGCCATCTCATCCAACGAACGTAAGCTGGTGACCGGCTACGCCAAATTCCTGGCATCCTTTGGCGGGAGCGAAACCGCGCTGCTGGATGCGGCTGAACAGTATCTCGATCGCATCGCCGACAAGCGCACCGGGAGCATCAGCGCCTGTAAGTCCTTCGACGCTTATCGCGCCTGGGTAGCAATCGAATCCGGCCACTACGACGCCATACAACTGCCAGACGGCACACTCCGCAAGCACCCCCGCAGCATTGCCTTCGCCAACATGGACGAAACCGAGTTTCAGCAGCTGTATAAGGCCGCACTTGATGTTCTCTGGCGCTGGATCCTGTCACGGGCATTCAGGGACCAGCGCGAGGCCGAGAACGCCGCTGCGCAGCTCATGAGCTTTGCGGGGTGATGGCGATGAAAGAATCATGGTTCCAGCATACCGAATGCACTACTACACAGGCCGAACAGTTACTGGGGGATTACCGACGCCGCGGCGTTAAAGCTGAGCGCAGCCTGAATCCCGATTGCATCACCTGGACTGTGAGCGCCCGGTTGCCGGAAGCCAGGCGGAAAGAAAGCACGCTGCGGACATTTCGCCAAAAGGGCTGGGGGTGATTATGGCTAAATCAGCGAAATGTCTGTTTTGTGGTAAACCTGCAACCCTACTATGCGATGGGATCATCGGCTGGGATGCTGATGAGGACGAAAACCATCACCTTAGCAATGCCCGAGAAATCTTCACCTGCGACGCGCCGATGTGCGCTGAGTGCGGAACGTGGCATGGCAATATCTTCTTCTCAGGAAAAGCTGGGGGAATGGAAACCCGCGATTATTGCCCGCTTTGTCAGGCGCTGCATGTAAATGGCGACGTAATCCGGGAAGACAAAAACCGTAAAGGCAAAGCCATTCGCGAACCAGCCCTACACGAAGAACAGGCTACCATCATTCGGAAAGCTCACTGGAAAAGCTATCTAAATGCGCATCGCAGGGAGCTAAAACCAATTCAGGGAGGTGGACAACAATGCCTGCCATTCTGAAAAAGAAATCCCGGCGTAAATGCGCAAACCAGAGCTGCCGTCAGTGGTTCCACCCGGCGCGCGATGGTCAGGTCGTCTGCTGCTACGAGTGCGCCACTGCCGTTGCCAAAGCACAAACCGCTAAGAACCGCGCTGAGGCTTTGCGTGTTGAGAAGAAGCGCCAGCGCGAAGAAGAGATAGCGCAGAGGGCTCTGCAGGCCAAACGCCGCCAGGCAGTCAAACCGCTCAGTTACTTCATCAAGCAAGCCCAGCAGGCGTTCAACGAATTCATCCGGTTCCGGGATCGCCACTTGCCGTGCGTCAGCTGCAATCGCCACCACGAAGGACAGTATCACGCGGGGCATTTCCGTTCGACCGGCGCGAATCCGGAGCTGCGCTTTGACGAAGACAACTGCCATAAACAGTGTTCGGTATGTAATAACCACCTCTCCGGCAACCTGACGGCCTACCATCCGGCGCTGATTGCCAAAATTGGCCAGGCCCGCTTTGATGCCCTGATGGGCCCGCACGTATTACCGAAATGGAAACGCGACGACTACATCCGGATCCGCGATGAGTACCGCGCAAAACTCAAAGAACTAAAACAGCAGGTGGCCGCATGAAACAAGACCTAATCGAATCGCTTCGCATGAGCTGGCTGCGCCTCCGCATTTATCGCCGCCCGGGAACGGTGCTGGTGGACTATTGCATCCTTCGTAACTTTATCCGCATTTACCTGATAGCAGGAGCCGCAGCATGATTCACGCAGAAGAAGTTGGCAAAGCAGGGGAGCATGCGCGCCTGCGCACGCTGGAGAGCGTCTGGATCCAGGGAAAGCTGCGCATGTGGGGGCGATGGTCCTATATCGGCGGAGGTAGTGCCGGGAATATGTTCAATCAGCTGCTGACCAGCAAAACGGTAAGCAAGACCGCAATCAATGAAGCCCTGCGGCGCATGAAGAAGGCCGGTATATCTAAGCCGGAGCTGGAAGAGTTCCTCCGTGAAATGCTCAGTGGCAAAAACAAAAGCGGTTTGGCATTTTGCTCTGATGAGGAGGGGCTGAAAATTGATGGTGTGATCGGCGCTGTGCTGGTCAACCCGGGCTATGCTGGCCTATTCGGCATTCTGGCGCAGCGCTACCGCTGGCGGAAGAGCAAACGGCAGATGGCCGAGGAGCTGAAGGAACAGCACCCGGACTGGAGTTATATGACGTGTCGCCGCCGGATCGATGTGGTTAAGTCTGGCCGAATCGATGCTTTACAGGCCGATGTGTGACACGTTCGGCACAAATAATGAAAGATTTTCCTTGCAAAGTGAGCCATCTGGTGATTGAATTTTGATAGGCTCGGGACGTTAAAGCGAACTGAGCAGCAAACATAAAAGAAGCCCGCCATTGAGCGGGTTTTTTTATTTCTAATGCAGGTTGTCAGTTACACAAGCCGCTTGGTTTTTTAAGGGGTCCGCATTCTCCGAAATCCTGCATTACGTATCCTTTTGACTTCATGCAGTTCTCTACTTTTTTAGTTCTGGCAGTGAGCTGCTCTATTGTCTCGCCGGGCTTCAGGCAGTTGCGACAAAATTTTTTATCCCATGAATTAAGCGAAAATTTCCTGTCAACGCCGCACTCGTATAAATCGTTCCGGCGAGTCTGCACATCTGTATGACCCATAGTCTGTGGCTTTTGGAATGTCTGAACATATGGGAAGGAGGTGTAGTTACTTGAGTCCATATCTGCGACAACACAACCGGTTAAGCCAATACAACAAATCAGGCTGAGACTCCTTATCCTTTGCATCGTTTTTATCTCTCCAGAATTACGTATTAAAACTCCCCGCGACCCGGCTTTTATCGGGCGCCCCTGTTTATAGCACACAGCACCCCGAAACCAATCGGAGGTGAGAGCATGTTACGCATGGAAAAATTAACCACTGGTATCGCCTACGGAGCATCAGCAACCAACGCTGGTTACTGGAGCCTCCAGCTGCTCGATCAGGTATCACCATCGCAGTGGGCGGCCATTGGTGTACTCGGCAGCCTGGTCTTTGGGCTGCTGACTTATCTGACGAATTTGTACTTCAAAATCAAAGAGGACCGGCGCAAAGCCGCCATGGGGGAATAGTGGCAGACAGATCAAAGCTAAGCGCCGCGGTACTGGGGCTGGTCCTCGCTGGTGCGTCAGCTTCCGCAATCCTCGATCAGTTCCTGGACGAGAAAGAAGGCAACAGCCTGAACGCCTACCGTGACGGCTCCGGCATCTGGACTATTTGCTGTGGCGCCACGCTGGTGGATGGTAAACCGGTTCGGCAGGGTATAAAACTGACCCAGGCCAAATGTGACCAGATAAATGCAGCTGAGCGTAATAAAGCGCTGGCCTGGGCAGAACGTAATATCCACGTGCAGCTGACTGAACCACAGAAGGCCGGAATCGCCTCGTTCTGCCCCTACAACATCGGGCCGGGTAAGTGTTTCCCCTCTACGTTTTACCAGCGCATCAATGCTGGGGACCGTACAGGGGCATGTGAAGCAATCCGCTGGTGGATCCGTGACGGCGGCAAAGAGTGCCAATTAACGAAGGGCCAAAAGAACGGCTGTTACGGGCAGGTAGAGAGGCGCGATCAAGAGAGCGCTTTAACTTGTTGGGGGATAGACAAGTGAGCCGATTTGCAAGTATCACCTGCGCTGTGATCATCATAGTTGTCAGTGCGATGGGATGGGCCTTAAGCCACTACCGTGACAATGCCATCACTTACAAAGAGCAGTGCGACAAGGCAACTGCGAATCTCAGCATTGCGAACAATACCATTGACGACATGAAGGTGCGCCAGCGTGATGTGGCCGCACTGGATGCCAAGTACACGAAGGATTTAGCCGATGCGAAAAAGCAGCTTGATGATCTGCAGCGTTGCGTTAGCATTGGCAAGTATGGGCTGCTCGTCAACGCCAGATGTCCCGCGAACGGAACGACCAGCACCGGCGGCATGTGCGATGCTTCCAGCCCCCGACTTACAGACTCCGCTCAACGGGATTATTTCACCCTCAGAGAGCGAATCGTCTCAGTGACGAAACAGGTTGGATATTTGCAGGAATACATCAAAGAGCAGTGTCTTAGATAGGCAGATTTCATGCGAATAATCTAGATAACTTAAAATTTAGCAATGACGCTTCGAAGCCTTTTTTCTTCCGCTTCACTCAGCTTCGTATTATTTACTGCTTGTTTTATGAGCGATTCTTTACTGCTGCTAAGTGTGGTAAACAGATAGTCGCCCTCAGTAGTATAAAAATTCACCATATAAAACGAAGATGAAATAGAATATTGATATTGTATTGAGTATGAATAGTTGATAGGGATTTTATTCATCTGCCGTGTTCCAGAGCAATAACCATGGCAGTTATTGAAATACGCTAAAGGGTTACGATAAAACATTACCGCCAAAACTGGTAGGAATAATCCTAAAGAGTTGCGATTGAAAGTGTCCTCTGAATAATGGACGTAAAATTGTTATGGAAAACGCTTCATGAGAACTTGTCTTGGTATCCTTTCAGTTCTGGCTGCAATCATTTCAAATGCTTCGGCTGCTTCTCTCCAGCGGGAATACAACACATGGTATTCGGATGGGGTAGTGCTTTACGATATGACTCAGACCTCACATGACCTTCCTGTGATGATCAGCATCGCTCATCAAGGTCATCCGAGTGCCAACATGGTTGTTTCATATATAGCTGAAGGTGTATGCGATACGTCTGCAAAAGCTTTCAATGTGAATGGTCAGGATGTTCCTGCCACATACAAATGTGTGAACATAGGAATCAACCAAAAGATAGAGCATTTTGCAGTCACCGATGCAGAGCGTGTGAATGGGATGGTACAGCATCTGAAATCAGATTTTACGCTTGTGATGCAACATGACATTAAGGTGTGGGCTGCTAATATTAAGAGTCCGAAGTACGGCATTGCCCCCAAATTTTTATAGCCTTGAAGAACCGCCTTCTGGCGGATTTTCCTTATCTAAATCAAGACCTGGATTACTTTAATCTTGCTTTAAACATAGTGAGGGACATTGGTATGAGTATGCTTCCCGAGCTATAGGTCATACTGGCATCTTTCGTCATATCGTACGAACTTGCGCTAACATTAGCCTGCGTTAATCATAGCAAGGGTAATATTATGTTTAAGTTTTTCAGTCGTGGGACATCAGCAGCGAAACTCAAAAAGCACATGGCCCACTGGGTAGAAGTGATGGGTATCAGCTTTAGTGATGCTTTGTCGGGTCAGTATATCGACCAGAAATCTCTCGACAGAGTGAGCGTAATCATTATCGGCGCAGCGGTCACCAGTGCAAATGCAAGCAGTGCGCGTGTAATGTCATGCCTGGTAAAGACAGCAGTCAGTGTTGGCATGACTGAGGAAGAGATTAAACACTTACCTTATTCCATTGCAGCCATAATTAACGGCTTTAACGGCATCACACCTGCAGAGAGCAGGATAGGCTTTCTTGGCCAAATCTCGCCTGGGTACTCTTTCTCAGTGAATGATACAGGATGGTTTGATACCAATATCAGAATCATAGCAGAGCAGTTAAATAGCGAGCTTCGTGGAGCAATTAAAACACTGCAACGCTAGTGAAATAGGGGTTCTGAGGATGGTTGCTTCTAAGAAGTAATCAATGGTCGGACGACTTGTTGCAGATACACATCTTTAACGCGGTAGAGTTAGCGCAATTTTAATAGGAAAGAGAATGCTTAAATGTTGATCCAGTAAGTAGCCATTACAAAGCTCATCTGCTGGTGGGCTTGATAATGGGTAGTAATCGCCCCCTATAAATTTTGGTAAATAGAAATAATCTCAGGTAGGTGCTAAACATATCTCTATAAAACAACAGTGAGATGAAGCATGAAAATTTTGGGATTAGATGAGCACAGAACAAAACGTGGGAGTGGTGCATTAAAGTTCTTTGAGCTGGAGCGTGTACCAAACAGTGACTGGGCAAAAATATTCGAAATTTTGTTCACCGAAAGTGGTGATGAGGCGTGGATTGAGGGGTATTGCATAGTGACGAACTGCCCTAGCAGTGACATTGCTAAAAGGCTAACGCAGTTGCAATCAAAATGCGAAGAAGCGAACACCATATTCAGAACTCAGCACCCAGCACTCTGAGCAAAAAACGCCGCCTCCGGGCGATTTTTTATTGCCATCACCATAGGTAGCCCATCGCAATGGCAATATACCTTACAGTGGATAATCAATAAAATATCACCACGAGAGGATAAAGAGGCTATCTATGTCCGACATCTACCAAATCACTCTAACCATCCAAACAGGCGAAACCTTCTGAGGCAAGATGGCTTGTAGCCAGCCTGAACTGGTTAACGGCTTTGTGCCGCTGGCGACCGAGACGGGTCAGTGGCTGTACTTTACACCTGCAGATGTGAAGCGCGTGGAGTTCACGCCAGTACCGGCAGAGCAGACCGAGCAGCCAGCAGAAGAAACACCGGAGTAACGAATGACCAAACCAGATCTGGAGGCTATTGAAGCTGCTTACCGAGCTTTAATCCATCCATGAGCTGGGTTATGATTTTGAGTCAGGTGCGCGAGATGGCCGAGCGAAAGCTCTGACGGGACTAAGTGTGACATGAGCTTCATCGAGCAATGGTGCACGTGGCCGATACTGCAAGAGCTTGGGTTCGAATCCCACCCTGATAACTAACCTCCTTCGGGAGGTTTTTTAATGAAGCCAGCATGGCCGATACCTACCGCATCATAGTAACCACCAAATCCGGTGAAACGCATGAAGGCCTGATGAACCGGTCGCAGCCTGAATTGGTTAACGGCTTCATTGGCATCGCCCGCGAAGATGGTGACTGGGTATACCTGGCTCCTGATGACGTGCTCAAGATGGAGTATGTTCCGATTCATCCGGACTGACTACTACTGAGACATCCCCAGAGCTGCTGGCTTGGCTATAACTCTCATCGAGAAGAGCGATAACATCCTCTATTTTATGATTAAAACCAGCAAACTTTATGGTTCTTTGCGTCATTTTACGTCCTTCCCCATGAGCGCCAACCTGTAAGGCAGTATCGTCTTTACGTATGCCCGCGTTACCTTGCCCAGAAGCCTCATAAATTTCAGTTATCTCTACTGATTCAGCAATAAGAATTCTTCTTGCTATAGCGAGTTCCTGTTGAGCTTTCGCCTGAATGTCAACGATTGAATTCGCTGCATCAACTGTTTCTGCCTTCTCTTCCGGAGTAACTATTGAGCCGGCAGCGTTGTTTTTATAAAGGTCATAAATTGACTTAATTGCCAATTCAACGAGGGTCGGAGCAAAAAATAGGCCCATTATGTATATATCCTTTTTATGAAATTCTTGATGACTTATCGGCTTTTTTAGAAAAAACATTAGAGGTTGAATATGATGACCAAAACTAAAAATGGCCGTCCTTCTGATTATTTACCAGAGGTGGCCGCTGACATCTGTTCACTGCTTGCCGATGGTGAAAGCCTGCGTAAAGTTTGTGAGTGTCGGGGGATGCCCAGTAAGACATCTGTCTTTCGCTGGCTGGCTGAACATAAAGAGTTTGGTGACCAGTACGCGAAAGCAACTGAGACGCGCGCTGACGCCATTTTCGAAGAGATGTTCGACATAGCCGACAGTGTTGCCGACGAGGCTGCAGCGGTAGTTAAAGCACGACTGCGTATCGACACCCGTAAATGGGCATTAGCCCGCATGAACCCGAAGAAGTACGGCGACAAAGTCAGCCAGGAAATCGACCACAAGTCATCTGATGGCAGCATGGCAACCAAGCCGACGACCATTCAGCTGCTACCCGTTGAGCCAAAAGCATGAGTGAAGCCGTTCAGCTCCCGATTCCCGCAAAGCTCGCACCGCTGTTCACCGCCATCAACAAACGATACCGCTGTTCGCATGGTGGCCGCGGCAGCGCCAAGACGCGCACATTCGCATTGATGACTGCCGTAAAGGCGTATCAGTCGATGATGAACGGTGAAAGCGGCGTGGTGCTCTGCGCGCGTGAGTTCATGAACTCGCTGGAAGAGTCGAGCATGCAGGAGGTGAAACAGGCGATCCTGTCTGTTCCCTGGCTCGCTTCCAACTTTGATATCGGCGAGAAGTACATCCGCACCATCGACAAGAGCGTTAACTACGTCTTTTGCGGTCTGAGGCACAACCTCGACAGCATCAAGTCGAAAGCACGCATCCTGCTCTGCTGGGTTGATGAGGCTGAATCAGTAAGCGAAATAGCCTGGCAGAAGCTGAGCCCGACGGTTCGTGAAGAAGGCTCAGAGATTTGGGTGACGTGGAACCCGGAACGCGACGGTAGTGCCACAGATAAGCGCTTCCGCAAAGAGGCCGGAGATGATTGCATCACCGTTGAGATGAACTACACGGATAACCCGTGGTTCCCCGACGTGCTGGAAGGTGAGCGCCAGAACGATGAGCGCCGACTCGACCCGGCAACTTATGCGTGGGTGTGGGAAGGAGCTTACCTCGAAAACTCTGATAAGCAGGTGTTGGCCGGTAAATACCGGATCGCTGAGTTCTCGGACGAACTATGGAAAGAGGCTGAACGCCTGTTCTTCGGTGCTGACTTCGGTTTCGCCAAGGACCCTAACACACTTGTGCGCTCTTTCATCCTGCATAACCGGCTGTACATCGAATATGAGGCGTACGGCCAGCAGACCGAGCTTGACCACATGCCAGAACTATACGACACGATTCCCGGTGCGCGTGACTGGCCCATTAAAGCCGACTCGGCACGACCTGAGACAATCAGCTATCTCAAGCGTCAGGGCTTCAACATCTCAGCCGCCGAGAAGTGGCAGGGGAGCGTTGAGGACGGGATCGCGCATCTTCGAGGCTTCGACGAAATCATTATTTATCCTCACTGCAAGAACGTGGCTCGAGAGGCCCGTATGTGGTCGTACAAAACGGACCGCATCACCGGCGAGGTATTGCCGAAACTGGCCGACGGTTTTGAGCACTGCTGGGATGGCATTCGCTACAGCCTCGACGGGCACATTAAGCGCAAGGGCCAGATGTCCGGGATGATGATCCCCAAAAGGTTGCGTTAAAAATTAAAGATCAACAAAGAACTGACGTTATTTATTAATGATGTACTTACAAGGAGAAAGTTATGCAGCATCATTTTAAAAACGTCATTTTCCAGCGTATCGCGAAGGGTTCAACGGTTGGCAATCAGGTAAAGCTAAACGATGTTCTTGCTAATGGGAAGACGGAATCAGCTCTGCTAGAGGCTCTTCAGAAGCAATTTAAGGGCGATACGATAAAGCTGAAAAGCTACCAATAGGTTCAGGCCACTGCGGTGGCCTTTTTTATTGCTATAAATCCACCAACGGACAAACCATGACTGACAAATTAACTCTCGCCGTCAACCATGCGTTGAACGATGCGCGAATGGCGCGCGCCCGTATGGGGCTGATGGCACCGACGATGGGGCTGGAAAATAAGCGCCATTCAGCGTGGTGCGAGTATGGTTTCCCTGAGCAGGTCACCTACGAAAACCTTTACGCCCTGTACCGGCGCGGTGGCATAGCCCACAGTGCAGTTGAGAAGTTGGTGGGCAAGTACTGGCAGACTAACCCGGAAATTATTGTGGGGGATGATGCCGATGAAAGCAAGGATGAGACTGCTTGGTAG